TACCGTATACGAACTGATGCCCTTCTTGCTTTTCAAATCCGTGTTCTAACATCCAAACATTGAATGCCCATTCCCAATCTAACAAGACACCATCAGCGTCTACTAGTATTACTTTGTCTTTCACTATTTTGCCTTTCTTCATATAAGGTGTAATATAATATACACTTGCAATGCCAAAACTATAATTGGAACTATAGTTCTAACCAATTCCATAGTGTGATTATATTCATCTAATTTACGTTCTAGTTTGTTTCGTTTCTTCTTAATCATATGCGTATTATACAATCTACTGTTGTGTTTGTCAACCAATAGAAAAGGTGTTAGCCTATTATTGACTAACACCCCATTCTATGTACTTTATTATGATGGCTATGCCCTTACTATATATTCTTCATCCCTTAGGGAGTTTTATTGCTGTATACTATTTTTTGGTAGTGTTAATGAAGTTGTAAAACTTCTCAGCAGTTTCAAGAACTTGATCAACACCTGGAATTTCTGGCATCCCAACTTTGTTTACGATCTCACCTGTTTGTGGATCACGTTTGGATGTAATTTCCCAACCATTCCATTTGTTTGAATATTCAAACTCTGTGAATGATTTTGCCATATCTAATACAGTGGTACGAATCTCGTAACCATTTTTATTAAATTGTACTTTTGGAAGTGTTTCACGCACTGATTGTGCTAACTGCTCGGCACCCTTCTCGATGCCTTCTTTAAAGGTCTTGTTCATACTATTCTCCTTTTGTGTGTATGTGTGTATTGTTACTAATGTAACATAATTATTTAGCCATTGTCTACGTACTTAATAAAATTTTTTTATCCAAACAACCGTCTTTTAGGCACCGTAAACCATTTATGGTATTATTACTAATAGATAACCTTACCTAAATAATACACTGGCTGCACGTATAGATGTAGCAGGTAAACAAAGGAGGGTTTTCATTATGGAGATTCTTAATAAAGTAAAGACTTGGGCAGGTGCCTTAACAGAAGCAGGAATAAGTTTGCTTTCACTAGGTATCATTTTAGAAGTCTTGTTCAACGGACAGAACATTCCGTTCTGGCCAAACATCAACATTATTGCTAACATTCAAAACATTGTTGCAGGATTTTCTGCACAAGGTTTAGTTGGCCTTGTTGCTGTATGGGTTTTATATTCAATCTACAATCGTAAATAATATATAGACTCAACTTGAAAAAGTTGTAGGGGAGTCATCTTGGCGGGCGGCTCCCCTATTTTTTTAGATTTGTTTCTTAGGTTTAGGACTTGCTAAAAAATCGTTTTCTTCATCTGTGTAAGGCCACATAATGATCTCCTTATAGAATGTAATGAATGTTACCAAGTAGAACTGCTCCTACCATAATAACCATCATGATTGTCATTGGAATTATTCCGTGCCAAATAAAATCTTTCATTACAATGCACCTCCCCAAAACATTCCGTTGAGTGTCATTAAACAAATTAATACACCAAACATAATAGTCAATGGTATTGCTGCTTGAAAAAATTTAATAATCATTATGCTGCTTTCCCTTTCCAAAATGCTACTTTGTGACCTCTCAAGTAATGCTCGCCTGGCTCATAATCAGCCTTTGCTTTCTTTACTTTCTCAAGTCTGCGTATCGCGTCAAGTTTTTTACCTGCTAGTTTTGATCTTTCTAACAACAAGTGTCTTGCTTGTTCGTGATATCCTTGTGATGCTAGTTGTGATGCTGCTCTTGAATATCCAACTGCTTCAAATGTGTTTTTCATTCTTTGCCAAATTAACATCTAAGTCTCCTTTTGTGTGTATGTGTTAAAATCTATAATGCTGCGTGTATGTGCCGAAAGGCCCAACTTTGACCTCGCCCCTATCCAGTTGCCTGATCCTGCGTTCCAGGTCAGCGTGATCAGTAGCACGACCGAGATAATTCTCAGCCCAGTCCTTTTCACTCCAGAAGAGCGTTTTAAAGAATTTACGTAGAAATCGCATTATGCAACCTCCTTGCCATAAATTCTTGGCCCATTTAGTTCATGATTGTTTGGTGCACGACCGTTGTTGGCAAGCATAAATTCATATGCATATCTCCAATCGTTGCCGTATTCAGTTTTGGCCCAAGTCAGTAGATCGTTGCGATGTCGTTTAGTCGACCCGCTATTCACCCAAGACATCAGACCACTTATTAAGTGAGTCATCTTTTTCTCCTTCGATGTATGGATGCTTTGTGGTTAGCATGATACCCCGGAACTTCCCCGGCGGTGCAGTTACCTTTGGTAACCGTCAATCACTTGTAACGGATGGATAATCCGCATTGTCTATCCAATGTGTCTATATGTGTATCAAATAGTACAGCATCACTGCCCTATTCACGTTTATTTATACAAATATAATACATTAGAATAAAAAAGTCAATGGTTTTTTCATTACTTTTATGCATGGGAGTAGTGCTTATTTTGCATGAGTGTGTTAAATAATAGTTGACAGCCGATGCCATACCGTATATAATTTGACACGCAAAAGGTTAAATACACTGTATAGGGAATAATATGAAAGTTAAAACAAGGTCAATTTTACAAGAACTTAACGCAATCGCCGATAGAAAAGACTCTGAGGCGATAATCGAATCACGTGCGGCAAATATACTTAACAGTGCAATTAACCTTATGGAACTTATACATAAAACATATGATGAACAAACAGCACTTGATCTAGAGAGAAGATTTATTAATAGTATCAAGGGTTCCGATGTATCTAAATTCAATAGAGGTATACGCAAAATAACAGAATCTAAAAGGCAGAAAGATAACAATGTCGGGTAATGAATTATTAAATGAAGGCGGCAATATCTTCAAGGACGCTGAAGGCAATGCTGCTACTAAACGTATACAGAAAGATGATATTGTTCCTACCCTACAATGGCTTGAAGGAATAATAGACCAAGAACTTACTGACAACATGCTTGGAACCACTGGTAAGAAAGCAGACAGTGGAGACATAGATGTTGCTATTGACAGCACAAAAACAACAAAAGCAGATCTAGAAAGCAAACTAGCAGATTACGTATCAAAGAATCACGAAGGTGAAGACACTAAGATGTGGATACGAAAGTCAGGCATTTCGGTCCATTTCAAAACTCCAATCAAGGGAGATCCTGCAAACGGATTTGTGCAAACAGATCTTATGTTTGGTGACCCTGAATGGATGAAATTCAGCCTACAGGGAAGCGGAGAAGGTAGCCCATTTAAAGGAGTCCACCGACACATCCTGCTTGCCAGCATAGCGAAAACGAAAGATATGAAGTGGTCAGCAAACAATGGATTAATAGATAGAGAAACAAATGAACTAATAACAAAAGACCCTAATGCGGTAGCAAAAACTTTATTAGGTCAAACAGCAACTCCGTCTACCATGGACAGTGTAGAAGGTATTGTAAGTTATATTAAAAAGTTACCAAACTATGAAGAACTAGTAGCAGATGCTAGAGAAACTTTTGAGAAGGATGGACTAGAGCTTCCTGACTCTAAAGCAGTAGAAAGTTATCAGCCTGGCAGCATAGGTTGGATGAGACAAATGATAGATGTTGTCAATGAGAATTAATGAAGTATTAGACATCAGGTACAGTGCATTTGACAAGCCAGGGAAGATGCACAAAATAGGCGATGTGTATGGCAAGAAAAATTTAAAAGTTCCGCATGCAAAGTATGTGGATAGAACTAACAGACAAAAAAAGTTATTAAAGAAATGAGAGCATTTGAATTTTTAACAGAAGCAACAGTAGGCAGGGAATTCAATCACCTTGAAGACCTTGTGTTTACTAATCCAGATGATGGAGCAAAACGTGCTGTGCAAATTATCAAAGATATGGAACAGGACAGTTCAGATGTTGCTATTAAATGGGACGGATATCCTACACTATACTGGGGACGTGATGATGACGGAACCTTTAGACTAGTTGGCAAGAATAACTGGGGTAGAGAAGAAGGCAAATCAGGCAGTCCAGAAGAACTTAAAAAGTTTATAATGAGTAGAGGCAAAGGCGAGGACTGGCGTGAAAGATTTGCAGGCGAAATGGCAGACCTTTGGCCTATCTTTGAAAAAGCAACTCCACAGGATTTTAAAGGATATATCTATGCTGACTTATTATACTATCCTGGAAAACCATATGATGGCAGTGACGGCAGCATTAGTTTTACTCCTAACCAAGTAACTTATAATGTTAGAGCGGATAGCAAATTAGGCAGACGTATTGCCAAAAGTAAAGTAGCAGTTGCAGCCCATAACACTTATCAATACTTTGGAGACAAGAGTGGTACACCTATTAAAGATGTACAACAGTTTAATGGATCATCAGAACTTATTGTCTTAGGACAGCAGTATGTAAGCAAAGCACCTGCTGTGAACGCAGACAACCTAGGCAACATAGAAAAGGTAGCAAATAAAGCACAAGGTGATATTGCTAAGTTTTTTGAAAAACGTGCAGGACTTAGCGATTTAAACAATATATTCTACACCTACATAAATCAAATGAGCAGGGCAAAGAAACTAGAAGATTTGAATGTAAACAGTTTTCTTAACTGGCTTCAAAATTCTAAGGTATCCGCTAACAAACAAGATAAGATACTAAATATTGCTAAGGAACAGGAACAGGTTATGAAGGACATCTTCTATCTTGTAACTGAACTGATGAAAGCCAAGAACGAGATCATTGATGAACTTGATCAGGCTGAAGGTGATGTAGTTGCTACTACAGGCGGCAAGCCAGGCGGAGAAGGTTACGTTAAAACTAAAGATAAAGTTAAACTAGTACCTAGAGACCGTTGGACACCTTTTAAAAGCGAATAATACCGCTAAAACCTCCCAAAATCCTACCATTACTCCTGAAAAAACCTATTTTGGATAAATATTACTGCTAACAAAAATAGCGGCCCCTGAGCGGGGTTAACATTATCAGAGGAGAAAATATAATGGCTGATTTAAGAATTGCGGCAAACTATGTAGATAACGATGCCGCTGGCTCAAATGTAGGTGGCGCTTTAGGTGTCAACTATGGCGTAAATACTGTACTAACGAAAGACAGAGGTCTTGCTACTACAGGTAAAACACTTGCAGCGTTTGATATCGACTTTGCAGTAAACGGAACTGATTTTGGTGATACTGAAATGGGTCCAACAGGTGCTGTAAAAGAAGTTGTAGACACTATCAAGACTATGGGTAACATCGTTGGTATGTCTGAAACAAGAACAGACGGTGCAAATGATGGTCAAATTATCACTGTGCTTATCGAAGGCGACTTCGGAACAGACACATATGAT